GTTTCTGACTTTGCAGCTTCAACTGAGTTAATGGGTGACGGTTGGTTAGTAGACGGTCAGCCTTTATGGGATGCACCTCAAGCGAGTTGGTTCAATACTCCTAGCGTGCCTGCAATAGTAGATGCCCTAGAACAGGCGTATCAACGTGGTCAAGGTCGCTCAAAGAAGGCGCAGGACTTTGCTAAGGCGTATAACGCCGACACCGTCTTTGAGAAATACTGGAAACCTGCTTTACGGGTTTTGGGGGCAAAAGGCACAGAACGCCCTACGCCATGAAAATAGGCTGGTACACACATCACACCCAAAACACTACGAACGTGGCTCACGCTTCGTCTGAGAGCCTGTCAGGGCTATTCACGGGGCAGTTTGCAGGTGGGGCAGAAATGTCAGACTACGAATACCAGCTACAAGCACCTTTGGGTTTTGACATAGAGATTGTCACCCCATACACATTCGATACACATGACATACACCAATTCGATTCCGTAGTGGTAACTGGTACAGATGCGTTCTCTGACCAGCAACTAACTCAACTAAGTGAGCATGACCCATTCGTATTTGTTCATCACTTACAAACACCACGCGCAAGCCTTGATGCCTTGATTTCTGGCAGTCGGTTATTCGTAACCCATACCCCGGCACACATGGCTAGGGAATTGGCATGGTCTAAGCCACGCAAGACGGCGCAGGTTCTCAGCTACTTCAATACCAACAATTGTTATGACCACATGGACAAGCAACCGTTTGCATTATGGGCAGCGCGTGAACATCCACTCAAAGGGAAACTGAACGCAGAACTATGGGCAGCACAAGCAGGTTATGAGTTCAAGGCACTTAGTAACGTACCGCGTGATCAAGTCTTAGATGCAATGGCAAGGTCGCAGTGGTTTGTGCATTTACCGTTAGCGTTTGAATCGGAATGTCGTGCAGTTATGGAAGCCGTTCTTTCAGGTTGCAGGATTCATACGAACGAAAATGTGGGAATTACTAGCATTGAGGATTGGCAAGATGCTGATTACTTACGGCACATGATTGATAAGGCTGGTGAAACCTTTTGGCGGCTAGTACAACAGTAGGCGTAGTTAGTATCTGTCATGGTTACCCACAAGACATACCGGGTTTCATTGAGTCCGTTAGATCGCTAAACCGTAAGCCAGACAAAGTAGTTTTAGTTTTGTTCCATGAGATAGATAAAACCAATTTAGATTTAGACGGCATTACCGTTATTCACTGGTTTGATGACTTTGCCTTTAGCGACATGATGAACCTAGCCTTTGAGAATTGCCAGACTGATTGGGTTTCATGGGTTGGCATTGACGATAGATACAGACCACACGCATTAGACAAGATAGATACTTGCACAGCTGATGTACTGGCTTTGGGTTTCCAATACGACACAGGGCAAATCTGGACACCTGCAAACGTGACTAATCAACAGGTTCTAGGTCTGCACGCCAACATGATCACTTGCGGTTCACCAGTTCGCAGATGGCTTTGGGAACATAATCAGTTTGACCAAAGCATTGCCCCTTTTGATGACTGGTGCTTTTGGGTTGGAACGGCGGTATCAGGTGCAACCTACGCCTGTACTTTAGACCTTGATGTTGAGTACGCCTATGCCGGTCACACAGTTCCCAGTGATTCACTAGCAAGATCAACAGTAAGTCAGTATTTGCAAGATCAACTTCTTTTTAGGCAAAAAACTCAATAGAATCAAGCGTTTTGACCCTTGACTTTTGTTATACAAACTGAAATAATAGTTATGTAGGACAGAGAGGGGTGAGAAAAATGATTGGTCAAATTCCTGTTGAGTCAAAATGGGAAGTTAGCCCTGAAATGGTTGAGAAAGCTTACGCAGTCGCTAACAAAATAGCGCAAGAAATGGCTAAAAAACAAAAGCAAATTGCACAAGAAATCTTGTCAGCATTGGCTGTTAAATCAGCTTGACATTTGTTATACAAACTGTCACAATAGTTATATAAGGAAAGGAGTGGTTATGAAATTGATTGTTTGCGCTAGTTGCGCTTTTTACATGGAACCAATTGAAGAGTTTCCCGGTGGCATTTGTGTTGAATGTTACTCAGTGAAATGGGAAGCATCACAAGAAAACTTTCAAGAAATGGTTGGCATTTTTGCCGGTCAAGGAATTTTTAAGTAAATAGAAAAGAGGACAAAGTGAGTTACGAAAACACCATGTATGCAGATACTTTCGTGGGTTCAAGAGTTGGTGAACTTTACGATGCAGCAGAAATTTCAAGAGCAGTGAAGAAAGAACTTAACGCATTGCAAAAGGCTGGGGAATTCCCTGCTGAAATTAAGTTTTCAGTAAAGAGCGACAAATACTCAGGTGGTCAAGCCGTTCGAGTACGAATTTCAGGTTGGAGTAAAGAACAAATCTGGAAAGAAGAATGGCAAGAAGCCTATGGTTGGGCAAGATTAGTTATGTTGCCAGAAGCAAAGGCAATTGAAGAAAAAGTTGAGGACATAAGAAATCAGTACAACCGTGAAGCAATCAACTCTCAGATAGATTATTTCAACGTGACCTACTACGGTCAGGCTGAATGGGACTGGCGTTCACAGAACTAAAAAATCTAATAGACAAAACCCCCAGAGAAATTTGGGGGTTTTACTCTGCCGTAGAATAGTAAAGACTTTAGGAGTTTCTTTGGCTATCACAAACGGCTATGCCACACTTGCGCAAGTAAAAGCAGCTTTACGCATTTCTGACAACGTAGACGATACATTACTTGAAATGGCTGTTGAATCTGCATCACGCGCTATTGACGGACACGCTGGGCGTTACTTCTATTCATCTGGTACTGCTACCCGTTACTACGCAGCAGAAGATTCTTTTATTACTCAGATAGATGACGTTTCTAGTACAGCCATAACTTTGCAAACTTCAGCTGCTGGTGATGGTGTATTTGATACCACTTGGTCAGTTATTGATTATCAGTTAGAACCACTTAACGGAAACGTAGATGGTCTTGCTGTTCCTTACACACGGATACGGGCTGTTGAAAACTATCTATTTCCAGTAGAAGTAGAACAAGCATTGGTAAAACTAACCGCCGTATTTGGATGGCCTTCTGTGCCAACCCCAATCACTCAAGCCTGCATCATTCAGGCAAGCAGAATTTTTAAGCGACTCGACAGTCCTCTGGGCGTTTTGTCTTTTGGAGATATGGGAAGTATCCGGGTAAGTCGTTACCTTGACCCAGACGTTGAGCAACTGGTTGCGCCGTATCGCAAACTTAGAGGTTTTGCATAATGGCTTCCATCTCTGAACTACGAACAGGGATCAAAAATAACCTTGCAACTATTAGTGGTCTTAGAACTTCAGACTTTCAACCTGACAGCATCAGTCCACCTATCGCAATAGTCTTTCCAGTCACGGTGAATTATGATGAAACCTTTCATAGGGGAATGCAGACTTATACGTTTGCAGTTCAAGTAATTGTTGGTCGTGTATCTGAGCGAACAGGTCAAAATACCTTAGATGCTTACTGCGCAAGCACAGGAACGAACAGTATTAAACTAGCGATAGAATCAGATAAGACCCTCAACGGCACAGCGTTCGATCTCAGAGTTACCGATATGCGTAACTATGGGGAACTAACTGTTGGTGAGGTAAACTATTTATCGGCAGAGTTCGTAGTTCTCTGCTACGCAGACTAGGAGCAAACCAGCATGGCGAAATTCGCAGCTACCGATTACAAAATCACAATCAATGGTACAAACCTTTCCACAAACTTAAACAGCGTTGAACTCGCTTTGGAATCCGATGACTTGGAAACTACTGCCTTCGGCACAACTTTCCGGGAGCGTATCGGCGGACTTAAATCAGGTTCTGTAACGCTTCAGTTCATGCAGGACTTCGCAGCATCTTCAGTTGATGCCACGCTGTTTCCGCTTTACAACACACTTGCAACAGTTGTTATCGTTCCAACATCTTCAACTGTTTCAGCAACCAACCCTTCTTACACCGCCGTTTGCTTAGTGAACTCATACTCACCATTTGCTTCAAGCGTTGGTGACATAGCAACATTCTCGATCACTCTTCCGACAAGTGGCACAGTGGTCAGGGCAACGAGCTAACATGAAGATCAACCTGCGCGTTACTTTTAATGACGAAACAGTAGAAGAAGTATCTGCTACGGCGCGTGACCTTGTTGCATTTGAGGACAAGTTTACAAAATCGGTTGCTTCACTTGAAACTGATTTCCGCATCACTGATCTACTATGGCTAGCATGGCATTGGTTAGAACGTCAGGGTAAAACCAAAAAGACGTTTGAAGATTGGTGCGATGAAGTTGAAACTATCGAAGCGAGTGAAGCAAGCCCAAAATAACCGGGTTGGGTGACTCATCCCAACATTGGTTTGTGGCTTATCTTTCGTGTGAAACTGGCATTGCTCCGTCAGTTCTCATGGAAGAATCTGAGCGTATGCTTTTTACTATGAGTATGTACTTGCGCTGGAGAAATAGTCAGGGGCAGTAATGGCAGTTGCAAAAATAACTGGCATAGCAGAAACTGTAAAAATCCTTAATTCTATAGATAAAGAAATTGTCAAGCAAGCTCGTAGAGATTTACGCAGTGGCGCACAACCCGTAGCTAATGCAGTTAAAGCCAACATTCCAACAGAAGCACCTTTGTCGGGCATGGTTCATAATGGGCGAACGGCTTGGAGGCCCGCAGGCTTCAAGGTACGAGTAAAAACTAACTTTACAAAAAGAGCAGAACAAAGAGGGTATTCCTTAGTTTCTATTGTTGCTGGCGAACGAATAGTTGCACAAGGAGCAGCTAGCTTCTCAATTGCCGATATGTCTGGTCGTAAAGCAAGAGGTAAGACTCGTTCTGGTCAAGCCATGATCCGTGGCTTAAATGCAAAAGGTAAGGCTTCACGTTATGTCTATCCTGCGGCTGAAAGAGAAATTCCATATATCAAAGATCAAGTAGTTGGTACAATTAGGAAATTGACTAAAACGTACAATGACAGTTTGAAAAAGGTTAAATAGTTATGGCAATTATTGTTCCGATTACTTCGACCTTTGATCCTAAAGGCGTTAATCAGGCTACAAATTCTTTTAAGGGCATAACTGGTCAAGCAAATTTACTTAAAGCTGCCCTTGCTGGCATAGGTTTTGCAAAAGCCGTTCAAGGTTTACGTTCTGCTGTAATGGCTGCGTCTACTCTTTCTGAATCTATTGCTAAATCTAATACTGTGTTTGGGCAAAATGCAGAAGCAGTACAGAACTGGTCAAAAACAACTAGCAAGGCTTTAGGTGTAAGCCGTCAAGCTGCACTTGAAGCAGCTGGAACTTACGGCAACTTATTCAGGGCATTTGGTATTTCAGAACAAGCATCCTTTGAAATGAGTACCGGGCTAGTTCAGTTAGCCGCAGATTTAGCTTCGTTTAATAACGTTCCTATTGGCGATGCTTTGATGGCTTTACGTTCAGGTCTTTCAGGCGAAACTGAGCCATTGAAGCGTTTTGGTATTGCACTAAATGAAGCAAGACTTAAAGAACAGGCTTTAGCTGATGGTTTGATTACGACAACAAAGGGCGTACTACCTCAAGCAATTAAAACACAGGCTGCTTATGCCTTGATTATGAAAGACAGCGCATTAGCGCAAGGTGACGTAGCTCGTACGGCTGACGGTCTTGCCAATCAACTTAAATTCTTAACATCGGGTTTGGAAGATGCGAAAGCCGGTTTAGGTGAAGCATTACTACCAGCAGCTTTGGCGGTAGTTTCTGCTTTTAATGAAAGACTTTTGCCTGCTATTCAACGAGTTGTTGAAGCTGTTAAATTTCAAGGTGCTGAAGGTGGCTTAAAGACTTTAGGCGTTGAAATTTCAAACGTTTTATTCAATCTTGAAGGACTAGCAAAAGTTATTGCTCAAGTAACATTTACCTTAGTTGGTATGAAAATTGCCATGATTGGTCTTGCTGTTGGCCCACCATTGATTGCTGGCATTACATCTGCTTTAACAGCTATGAGAATTGCTACTTTATACGGTGCTGCTGGCTTTGGTGTGTTAGCAGTTGCCATTAGAAGCGCATTAGCAAGTACAGGAATTGGATTACTTGTAGTAGCTCTTGGATTCCTTGTTGGAAAGTCTA